GGAAACCTGACTAAAAAATTTTTATATGAATTACGAAAACCAAACAGCCGAGCAGATCTATTCAGTTCTTGAAGGCAGAAGACATAGTTACCTGGATAGAGCTAGGCAGTGTTCCAAACTTACAATACCTTACATCTTACCTGATGAAGGATTTGGATCACACTCACGACTCAATACACCATTTCAAGGCGTGGGGGCCAGAGGTGTCAACAACCTTGCGTCCAAGTTATTGTTGGCACTTCTTCCTCCCAACATAAGTTTCTTTAGACTCCAGGTAGACACCAACAAGCTACAGCAAGAAGGTGCGCCAGAGGAGGTAGTGAGTGAGATAGATTCAGCACTACGTAAAGTAGAAGACGCTGTAATGGATGAGATAGCCAAGGAGCGTTATCGGGTGGTTATTCACGAAGCACTCAAACAACTCATTGTTACAGGAAACTGTTTGCTTTACTTGGATCAGAACGGAGGCATGAGAGTGTTTAGGTTGGATAGGTTTGTTATTGAAAGAGATCCTATGGATAATGTTCTGACGATAGCAACCAAGGAAACACTCAACTACGAAGCGCTTGATGAGGATATTAAAGCAGCCATACAGAAGCCACAGGATTCTGGAGTAGGTGATGGAGGCAACGTTAGCTTGTACACTGCCCTTTGTAAGCGTGGTGACAAGTGGATGCTGAAGCAGGACATCAATGGTGTTGTTCTTCCAGAGACAGGTACAACTTTCCCTCTTGATAAGAATCCATACATCCCTCTTAGATTCAGTAGAGTTGATGGAGAGAACTTCGGACGCTCATATGTAGAAGAGTATCTTGGTGACTTGCAGTCCCTTGAGTCTCTTACTAGAGCAATCGTTGAAGGCAGTGCAGCAGCAGCCAAGGTGTTATTCCTGGTTAACCCAAATGGAACTACAAGACACAAGAGTCTTTCTGAGTCACCTAACGGAGCTATTGTACAAGGTAACGCAGGGGATGTATCAACTCTCCAACTCAACAAGTTTAATGATTTCAGAGTTGCTGCGGAAACAATCAACCAGATCAAAGACAGGCTTGCTCAGAACTTCCTGCTCACTAGCAGTGCAATCAGGAATGCCGAGCGAGTGACTGCTGAAGAAATCCGATTGATCTCGCAGGAACTTAACGCAGCCCTTGGTGGTATCTTTAGTTTACTTAGCAATGACCTCCAGGCTCCTTTGTTGAGTCGTTTGATGAGTGTTATGGAAAAGAACAAGAAGATGCCAAAGCTTCCAAAGGATCTAGTGAATCCTGTTATTGTTACAGGTCTTGATAGCCTCGGAAGACAAGGGGATCTTAACAGTCTCGATTCATTCCTTCTTGGTTCCAGTCAGGTGTTAGGACCACAAGCGGTAGCTAACTTTGTTAACGTATCTGAATACATCAAGAGAAGAGCCACAGCACTCGGTATCAAGACAGCAGGACTTATAAAGACTCAAGAGCAGATTGCACAAGAGCAACAACAAGCACAACTTATGCAGATGGCAGAGAAGCTTGGCCCTGCTGGAATCAAAGCAGCTAGTGATCAATCAATTGCCCAAGAAGGGCGAGAAGAAGAAGAACCACCAATAACTGAATAAATGGGAGTAAATAAGTATGGAACAATACACAATAAACGAGAAGCAAGAAACCGAAGAAGGCAACATAAGCTTGGAGGAGCAACTGGCACAACAAGAAGAAGCACAACAGCAACAACAGCAAAGCCCTTCTGGGTCCGAGGAGGAACAACAGCAAAAGGAGGAGGACTTGATTCTTGGTAAGTTCAAGTCACAAGAAGACCTTGCAGAAGCGTACGAGAATCTTGAGAGGAAACTTGGCGAGAAACAATCCCAAGAACAGCAGACGCAAACAGAAGATGAGGGAGATCCGAACAGCGAGTCTACTGATGTATCAAACGCAATAGAAGACGCTGCAATTGCTTACGCTGAAAATGGTGAGTTATCAGAAGCCAATTACAAAGAGCTAGAGAAACTTAACATCACTAAGGATATTGTTGACACATACATCAGAGGCCAACAGGCACTTATATCTGCTGAAGAGGTAGAGATAACAAACTCTATTGGTGGTCAAGAGAACTACGAGGCTATGGCTGAGTGGGCAAGAAATAATCTTCCAGGCGAAGAGATCGATAGCTTTGATCAGATAGTTGAGTCCAGTACACCAGAAGCAGCTAAGATGGCTGTTAAAGGACTGTATGCTCGCTTTCTAAGTGAAGGAGGACAACCGAATATTAGACAAGGACAAACCTCTGGATCAGCAGTACAACCATTTCAAAGTAACGCTCAAGTAGTCGAGGCTATGAGAGACAAGAGATATGAAAATGATCCTGCATATCGTGAAGAAGTTGAAAGACGATTAGCAGTATCTACAAGGGTATAATAAAATTTATGATAACGTATATTATTGAAAACCAAGCAGAGCTTATTGGCATTGCTACGGCTGTTGTTACAGCAGCTAGTCTTATATCAGCACTTACACCAAACAAGGCTGACAACAAGATCACAGCAGTTCTTTTAAAACTCATCAACTGGCTTGCCATTAATGTTGGCAAAGCAAAACCAAAAGAATAAACAACCGCTACTACTACTATGATTAAGTTACTCGTAGGTCTGTTGTTCAACTTTCCAAGGATTTGCGAGTACTTTTTCAAGGTTGTTGAGGCTTATGAAAAAGAAGCTTACAATCGCAGTCGCAGTCGCAACGCTGATCTTATCGATGAGTGGTTGTATAGTGACCAGCCCCCCGAAGAGCAAGATTCCCCATTTCATCTCGAAACTGAAAGTCCATTCGTTCACCGATCCCGAAAAGGAAACCATAGCAGAAATCCTGAGATACGTGAATGATCTGGAACATAGCAGGAGGAGATAGATAAAGATTTCAACACACAAAAGACAAGACACAACAAAAGTGAACCGAGAGGTTTGTTTAATGTGCAGCCCCTTGCGAGGGACAACTAATCAAAGAACACCGAGTAGGTCTTTTTGTTTTATTGAATGAGTGAGTTGTTAATAACCCAAATATAAACAACAAAACATAATAAAACACAGAAAGGACATATTAAATTATGGCTAATGGAGATACAACCCCATCAAGAGTGGGTCAGATAAATGCTTCAGGTGATGCAAATGCGTTATTCCTAAAAGTATTTTCTAACGAGATCCTCACAACTTTTGATGAGGTAAACATAATGAAAGACTTGCATACAGTCAGGTCTATATCATCAGGTAAAAGCGCACAGTTCCCAGTTAGTGGAGTAGCAAGTGCTAAGTACCATACACCAGGTCAGGACATTCTTGATGCTGGCAATAGTTACCTTAGTGCAATCAAGCATAATGAGAAAATCATTAACATTGACGATATGTTAGTGAGTTCAACTTTCATCGCCAATATTGATGAAGTTAAGAACCACTACTCAGTTCGTTCAATTTATGCAAAAGAGATCGGAAAGGCACTTGCCAAGCGATTTGACCTTGCAGTGATGAAGACTTGGGTAGCTGCTGCTAGAACAAGTACACCTAACGTAACTGGTGGTAACGCAGGAACATCTGTCAACACTGGCAATGCTCTTGACACTGCTGCTGAAATCATTGATGCACTTTTCGGAATGGCTCAGAGCCTTGACGAGAAGGACGTACCAAATGATGGACAGCGTTTTGCAGTTCTTACACCAGCACAGTACTACAAGTTACTTACATCTGATAACATCGCAGTCAATCGTGACGTAGATGGTGTTGGTTCTGTAAGTAAAGGTACAGTACCGATGGTAGCAGGAATCAAGTTGTACAAGTCACAGCACCTTGCGGATCTTCAAGCTCTTGGAGCAGAAGCTAACCAAGATCAGGACGATGACAACGCATCTAACGATGTGTTCGGTGGAAACGGAACAGGCTATAACGGAGACATTTCCGATACAGGTCTGATCGGTGGCCATCCACAGGCCGTCGGCACAGTGAAATTGTTAGACCTTGCGACCGAGGAAGACTACTCAGTAGCTCACCAGGGAACATTGTTCGTGGCGAAATATGCGTTAGGACATGGGGTGTTAAGGCCAGAATGCGCTGTCGAGTACAGACTGTAGTAGTAATAATCTACATATAATCATACACAAAGGATTGGGTGGGAGTCGTAATATGGCTCCTGCCCTTTTCTTTTACATAAACAAACAACTCATTAATTTTACATGGCAACACTTACATCGCAGCTAGAGGCTGTTAACACTATGTTAGGGTACATAGGAGAAGCTCCAGTCAACAGCATAAGTAACACTTCTGAGCTTCCAGTGTCGGCTGCTAACGCTGTATCAATCCTTGATGAAGTTTCAAGAGAGGTGCAGAGTGAAGGTTGGCATTTTAATACTGTTAAAGACTACGTTCTTTCTCCAACAAACAACTCAATCACTCTACCTAATAATACACTACAGGTAGACCATGATGGCACTGAGGATGTTGACCTAGTGCAACGGGGGCTTTCTCTATTTGACAGAAAGAACCAGACAACTACTTTCACAAACGACATAAAGGTGACTATAACATTTCTGTTGGACTGGGATGATTTACCAGAACAAGCAAGAAGATACATAGCACTAAAAGCTGCAAGATCCCTACAGTCACGATTGGTTGGCTCTAGAGAACTTGAAGCACTCATAATAAGAGATGAATTTGCAGCAAAGGCTAATCTGGAAAGAGCAGATAGTTCCAATGCTGACAGAACAATTTTTGATAACTTCGATGCCGTCACTAGAATAGGTATCAATAGAAACTACGATTTATATTAATAATATGGCTTTGATAAATACTTCACTTCCAAACCTTGTCCAGGGTGTTAGTCAACAACCAGACACGCTCAGATTTGATGGACAATGTGAAGATCAGATAAACGCTTTGTCTTCGGTAGCTGATGGATTGAAGAAGAGGCCCAATACAAGGTATCTAACACAGCTTGTAAGTTCTGCTATTGAAGATGATGCTTTTGTACATTTTATCAACAGAGACAAGCAAGAGCGTTATGTTCTTATTATTAACAGCAATGTTGCACAGGTATATGACATCTTGAACTTTGCTTCAGTTACACTCACAGGCACGTATAATTTCTCTAGTGGAGATTACCTTCACCTAGCGAACAATCTAAAGCCTAGAGAATCTTATAAAGCTCTTACAGTTGGTGATACGACTTTTATCCTAAACACAACTAAGAAAGTTGGAAGGACAAACTCAAAGAGTGCAACTATAGCTAACGATAACAAAGCAATAGTATTTATAAAGCAAGCAGATTACGCAACCGAATACACTGTAGAAGTTACAGATGACTTTGGAACTACATACAAAGCAACTTATGTTTCAGGAGCGCAACCAAGTAATAAAATAAAAGACTCACGCCTTCGCTCTGGAGTAATCGCTAAAAAGCTTAACACTGAGTTAGGACAAGCAATAAGTGGTTCTACTATATTTTCTGTTTCTACTCCTACTCAAAACACTGGAGGTACTAACCAAGAAATATTTTTTGAGGATGGAGAAGATCCGTCCGACAACTCCGCAGACCCTTCTTTTGACCCAAACAATTTAGACTCAAATGGAAACCCCGACAACTTCTTTACCATATCCTCTAACTCTTCTTCTCCTTTTAAGATAAGAGTATCTGACAGTAAATCTGGAACAGCACTTGGAGTAGCTTACAAGGAAGTTGATGCTATCTCTGACTTACCAAAGGTGGCCCCAAACAATTTTAGAATAAAGGTACGAGGATCTGTTGAAGACAACGAGGATGATTACTACGTAAAGTTTGAGACAAACGATGGGTCAGCAATAGGTGATGGAGGTTACTTTGAAGACGTTGGATTTGATGAGTTTATACAACTAGACGCAGATACACTTCCATTTAAACTTGTTAACACTGAC